CGGTGGCCTGCACGCTGGCCGAGATTGAGGCGCTGTTCGTGGCGTCCGACATCACCGCGCAGGACCCGGTGACCGCGTGCGGGCGGCTGGGGCTCACGCTGGTCACGCCCACCGAGCCGGTGCGTGATGGCGCGTAAGGCGTTCCCCATCCCCGCCGCCGTGGGCGCCGTCGCCATGGCGCTGCTGGCGAGCTGGGGGCTGGCCGAGTACACGCAGCGCGCCGAGCCGGGGCTGGGCGGGCGAGCGCCGTGGACCCCGCCGACGTGGGCGGAAGCCGACTACCTGGCGATGTGCCGCGAGTCGCGCGCGTGCGTGCGCAGCTTCGCCGACATTCGCTGGTACTGGCTGGACGCCGACACGCTGCCGCGCGTGATCTGCCCGCAGGGACGCGAGGTGTGGGGGTGCTATGACGCCATGGCGGGCACCATCACGCTGGCCGGTCGGCACGTCCACGACACGATCCTTGTCCGCCATGAGCTGCAGCACGCGGCGCTGGAGCGGATCGACCCCAGCGCGCACCCGTGCCGCTGGTTCGACTTTGGCCGCCGCACCCTGTGGCTGGGTGTGGCGTGTGAGGGAGGCATATGACGATGGTCGGGGAGATCCTGTGGCCGGTGGCGCTCTGCTGGGCGGTGTCGCGCATGGCCGAGGCGGTGGAGCGGTTTGCGCCCCAGGCGGACGAGGTCGCGTCGGACGAGGACGTGGAGATCCCGGAGGATCTGATGGCGTTAGCCATGACGCACTCCGAGTCGTGGGCGCAGGAGGACACGCTCAAGGCGATCCGTGAGCGGTACGAGCAGCTGCGCGACTGGAACCGTGTCCGGTCGGCGTTTGGCATCGGGCACATCGACGACTAAGGGGACACCGGCATGACCATGCCACCGCTGAACTTTGACGCTGGCTTTGACGCGCCGATGGACCCGCTGGGCGGCGTGCAGGGCGAGGAGGCGCTTGGCGTGGACTTCGATGCGCTCGTCCGCGAGGCGCTGGGCGATTCGACCAACCCGCTCTCGCCCAACGAGCAGGTCGCGCCGAATCCGCCGGACAAGGACGGGCGCACCAAGGCCGAGCAGCTAAACGCGCTCCGCAAGGCGCTCTACGGCGCCGACTTCCCGCTGGCCGACAAGACGACCGCGCGCGACATGGACGCGTGGGCGTCGTGGACGCGCGGGCTGTGGGAGTCGCGCCGGGAGTCGGTGCAGCAGCACCTGCACCTGGTCGAGCGCAACCGGCTGTTCCGCGCGGGGCAGCAGTGGATCTCGTCCAAGGGGATGGGGCCGTGGAACGAGCCGGCACGTCCCCGGGATGTGGCCCGCGTCGTGTACAACATGGTGGACAAGGCGCTGGACCAGCGGATGCAGATCATCATGGACCAGAAGCCGGGATTCAGCGTCACGCCCACCACGCAGGACCCGGAGGACCGGCGCAAGGCGCAAGCGCAGCAGGTGGCGCTGGAGTACCAGCATGAGCAGCAGCAGATGATGCGGCTGGGGCGCGAGGCCGTGTTCTGGGCGCAGACGGATGGCGTGTCCTTCTGGCACCAGTCGTGGGACCCTGACCGGGGGCCGTGGGACGAGCGCATGGGGGACCAGCCGGGCGAGCGCAAGCCGCTGGGCGATCTGGTCACGCAGACGTTGCGGGTCGAGCAGGTGCGGGTGTCGCCGAACGCCACGGCGAGCATCCCACCCTACTGGGTCATCATCCGGGAGGTGATCTCGCGTTCCGAGGCGGCGTACCGCTACGGGGTGACGGGGCTGGACGCGGCCGACACCACGCTGGCGACGGGCAATGCGCCCACCTATAGCGGGTCGGAGGGGGTCGGCGCGTGGGTGCTGACCCAGACGACCATCGGGGAAGGGCAGCGGTTGCGGGACGAGGACGTGACCGAGCGGTTCACGGTCTACGTCGCGCCCCACGCCGACGCGCTCCCCGAGGGGCTGCACCTGGTCGTGGTGGGGGACAAGGTCGTGTTCGGGCCGGACCGGCTGATGTGGGGCGTGATCCCCGTGGTGCCGGTGCGCGATGGGTCCAGCGACCCGTCGTACTTCCCGCGCCCGGTGATGGAGCAGTGGCTGGACCACCAGATGCGGGTCAACGCGCTGCTCTCCAAGTGGGTCGAGAACATCCGCGTCAACGCAGGCGGGCGCTTCCTGACGCGCCCCAACGCCATCGCCACCGAGACGTTCATGGGCGGGGTCACGTCCATGATCGAAATCCGGGGCGCGGGCCCGATGAACGACACGATCCAGCCGGTGCAAGGATTCAGCGTCGGCAACGACGTGAAGGAGGCGCTGGCGCTGGAAAAGACCGCCTTCGAGGACGCTTCGGGCTGGAACGCCGTCTCGCGCGGGCAGGTGACGGGCGAGTCGGGCCGGGCCATCATCGCCTCCCGCGAGCAGCTGGAGCGCGTGTTCAGCCCCGCCGTGAGCGCGCTGGCGATGGCCTTCACGGACTGGGCCAAGGTCACCCTGGCCGGCATGGCGTGGGGGTACGATGTGCCTCGGGCGCTGGGCGCGGTGGGCAAGGGCCGCCCGGACCTCGCGCGCGCGGTGTCGGCCACGGACTTTGATGGCGTGTCGGACGTGAAGGTCGAGGCGGCCAGCATGATGCCGATGCCGATGGCGTTCCGGATGTACCTGCTGGACAACTGGCTGCAGACGGGCGTGATCGACCTCAAGGAGTACCGGCGCCGGCAGATGTTCGCCGTGGCGCGGGACATGGGCACGCCCGACGAGGACCAGGAGGCGCGGGCCATGCGGGTGGCCGAGGCCATTCGGATGGGGTACGCGCCCCCCAAGATGCGGTGGCAGGACAACGAGGCGATCCATCAGGACGTGCTGGAGCGCCAGATTCTGCTGCAAGACGACTTGTCGCCTGAGATCATCGCCGCCGCGCAGGAACGGTGGACGGCGCTGGCCAACCAGGCGGCCCAGAAGCAGGGTGGGATGCCCCCGGGTGCCCCCGCTGGCCCGCCGCAAGGTGGCCCCGGCGAGGGCCCGCAGGCGGCCTCCGTGCCTGCGCTCCCGCCGGGCCAGCTGCCCTTGGCGAGCGGCAATCCCCCCATCGGTGTGGCCAACCTCATGCAGCAGACGATGGCCGGCACCGACGAGGCCGAGCAGGCCGCTCAGCAAGCGGACGCCTTATCCCGGCAGACCTAGTTCCCCCCAGTCCTTCCCTTTATGGAAACCGCAGTCGCAACACCCACCGCTTCCGCCGAAGCGCCGTCCGATATCAGCGCCGCGATGGACAACGCGGTCGAGTCCGCCATCGCCGAGTTCACGCAGGAGCAGGCTACCGAGCAGGCAGAGGTCCAGCCCACCGAAACCGCCGAGGAATCGGACCAGCCGGTCCTAGAGGCGGAGGAGGGCGAGGAGGCGGCCGCCGAGGAGGTGGCGCTCCCCGAGGGCTTCGTCATGGTCGAGCCGGTGGCCGACGCGCTGGCGACCGAGTTCGTCCTCAAGGACGCCGAGGGCGAGGAGTTGGAGGTGCCGGCGCTGGTCATCGAGTACAAGGCCAACGGCAAGGTGCGGAAGGACCGGTTGGACCAGGTGGTCAAGCTGGCTCAGTTCGGGGTGTACAACCAGGAGCGGGAGGAGCGGGTCCAGCTGGTCGAGCAGGAGGCGCAGGCCATCGCCCAGCAGCGCGAGGAGCTCGCCGAGATGCTGGCCGAGCGGGAGGCGCAGCTGGAGCGCCTGTTGACCGACGATGACTTCTTCCTCGCCGTGCAGGAGCAGTACGGCCGCGAGAACAGCCCGGAGCGCCGGGCGGAACGGGCCGAGCAGGAAGTGGCCAACTTGCGGATTCAGCAGCAGATGGAGCAGATTTCAGCAGCGGGAACCCAGTTCTACCAAGGGGAAGTGGAGCCAGCCCTGAGCATCATCGCGCAGGCACTGCCCACTATCACCAAGGCAGAACTGGACGAACGATTTGCACTCGCCATGCAGGCGCACATGGTGCAGGCCCCCGACGGGAGTGCCTACGTCCCCATGTCACGCTACGATGCTGTGCGAAAGTACGTCGTTGATGACTTGGCAATCTGGGCGAAGATGATGCACCAGTACCGCAGCGAGTCGGCTACCGATCCCGTCCGGGACCAGGCGCTGGCCGAGCGGGACCGGGCGCGAGTCGAAGCACAGAAGGCCAAGCGACAGATCGGTCAGGCGCTCAAGCCCGTCTCGAACGCCGCCGCCCCGGCTCGCAGCACGCCGAAGGCCAAGCCGATCACAACGGTTGACGAGGCAATGGAAAGTGCCATTGCCAGCGTCCTTTCCACGATTCGCTAGCGTCCCACAGGAGGGACTCCCATGCCTGCACCGACAGTCATCACCGATACGGAACTGACTGGGCTGCTCAAGAACGTCTACAGCCAGTTCCGCGAGAAGGTCCAGAACCAGGTCACCCCGCTCCTCGCCCAGCTGGAGAAGGCCAAGGCGGGCGGCATCCGCAACATGCGCTGGGGCGGCAACAACGTGTTCTTCGACGTGGTCACCGGCCGCGCGTCGGGCGCCACGTTCTCCA